TGCTGGTTTAATCATTCTCTATTCCTCATATTTATTTAATATGTCATTAATGGTAATATGAACGCCCATAAGCACCATGCTGAATGCGTGACTTCAATTCCTACAATTACTGCTAATGCAGTTGAAATCCATGCTGCTGCTTTTGCAAATTCCATATCCTAATTCTCCTTCAATACCATAATTACCGCATCACAGATACCAATAATTCTCTGAAATTTTTCATCTTTCATACGAACATTTCCGCTAGGTATCGGTATGTCATATCCATTTTTCGCAATTTCTTTTATTGCTGACATCCATTCAACAACAATATTACTACCAGATTTTTCCTGAGACGTTTTTTTATCTGGTGGTGATACATAAGGCAATTGTTGCGGCCTTCCTGGTGTCATATCTGCTTCCTCCATTAATTTAATATAATTCCTTTAATGTTTTTATCATAATTTTAATTCTCCTTTATGCTTTCCATAAGTTCACTACGAATTTCATCATACATTTTATGTAACTTAGGATTAACAAAAGTCATCCATTCTCGCCGTTTATCATGTATCATAAGTGCTCTCAACATGGTTCCAGAAATAGGTAATTCTTCACGATTAATGATTAATTCAGTGGTGTTCTTTAAATCTTTCTTATCAAACCATCCACTCCGGCTATCATCATTACCATAAATCATTACATCTGGATTTTTATAAATATACCGATCTACATTTTGAAGAAGATATCTGCCCCAATCTGGTGTGATATCATTTTCATCAGTAAGGTCTGACAATGCATAAATCATAATATTCGGATTATCACCATACACTTCACGTATCATTTTAATCCGAGTATTTACGTTTAAAGGATTACGTTCCGTCCCACATTCTTGTGCACTGCCAACAAGAATAAGCATCCGATCACAAAGCAATAAACCTGTATCAATAAGTTTTTCATGGCCTTTGTGGAACGTTTGAAAACGCCCACAAACAAGCCCAACATCATATGGTTTCATGTTATTTCTTCTCCTCTTTAATTCCAAGTGTATAAATAAATGTTACTAAGAACACAATGAAAAAAGCGATATATACAATAATTGCTGCAGGAATAGTAAATATAATTGTAATAAATATATATATCTTACCGAACCAGTTTCTATTTTGGAGCCACGTTTTATATTCTCCTATTGGTAATAATTCATCCACTGCACAAGCAACTACTAAAATCGCTGTGAAAAAAATTCGATTAAAAAGAATGATATAAATACGTTCTCCATTATGCTGTCTCCACTTTTAATTCAGGATTAAATACCGGAATCTTCTCTGATTTGAAGAGACATCGTTTATGCATTAAATCAATCTTAGCTTTTACATTCAGATCGTCAATCTCTCCTGTACGAAGATATCTGTCCAGAACTTCATATGGGAATCCTAAATTGTCCTCATCTGTCTTTCCACATAATCCATCAATTGGAATCTTTTCAATAAGCTCTGTAGGAAGCCATAATTCATATCCAAGTTTTTTAACTTCATATACAGTTAATTTTCCTAACAGACTAAAATCTCCTGCTGAATCACCATACCTGGTTTCATAACCGACATATGATTCTGAAAGATTACATGTATTTGCTACTCTTCCATTGCAAGACTGAGAAACAGCATATAATGTAGACATTCTAATACGTGCCGGAAGATTTATTTTTGTCTGTTCGCTGATCTCGATTCCTGAACTTTCGAGTCTTGATAACACACTTCTAACTGTATCTCCAATGTTAATTTCATAAGACTTGATATCAAGATATTCGCAAAGCTTGTACGCAGCATAAATATCTTTTTGCTGTCCCTGCGGCATAAGTACACCAATTACACGATCTTTTCCAAGAGCTTCTGCACAAAGCGCTGCTACTACGGAAGAATCTTTTCCGCCAGAGATTCCTACAATTGCATTGCAGCCGGGACCATTCTGATCGAACCAGTCTCTGACCCACTGTACAATTTCATTCTTAAGTTCTTTAAAATATCCATTGTAATATTTCATCTTATAATCCTCCCAAATGATCAATATATTGTTTAACATTGCCGTTATCATATGTTTTAGTAATTAATACAGCAGATACTATTTGACCTATTCTTCCATGATATTTACGATATGTACTTTCATCACTAAGAGAATATTCCACTCCGTTATAGTCTACCGTAATTTCATACTCGGCATAATCAGTTCGAAATTGCGGAACATGATTAACCATGCCTGTAAAACGGGTTTCTTTCGGCTTATAGTATTCATTAACAATTTTGACTTTTACACTTTCTTCTTTCTTATCAATACATTTAGCGCATCCAGTCAACATAAATACACTGATAAGCAGAAGAATTAATATAGTAGCTGCTTTTTTCACTTTGATTCCTCCTGCAGTTCCTTTCTTACTTTCATAAGAATTCTACCAAGCCTGTTTTCTCCAATACCATTAACAGTTCCCCAAGTTGTATCTCCCCATGTATTTCCTTCTTCCAAATGTTCATCACCTGTAGCAAGTAACTTTTCTTTAAGATCTGGATTTTGATTAAATTTAGCCTGGACAATTTCATACATTATTTGGGTTTTAACTTCTTCCCAGTCTGATCTTAAATCAATTCTTCTACCTGCCGATTTTGCTTCTGATGGGTTAGCTTTAGAAAATAACTGGAATCTTAGTCTACGATTCTTTGTTTTCTGAGCTTGAAAAGTTGCTTCATTATTTGTATAGTCCCATCCGTTGTAACTTACCGGTGCCATATAAAAGTTACTTAAAAAGTAATAATCTCCAGTAAAACTATTAATCATTTTAAATGCCCTCCATTGGTTTCCATTGTTTTCTTCTCTTACTCTGCATCTTCCAACCAGATACTTTGGATCCTTTCTCATAATCCCATGAATCTATTTTTCTTTTTGGTTTTATAGGCTTGAGAGTAATACCATATTCATTTCTTATTTCTACAATCTCTTCTGGGGTAATACTTTTACGCTGATCCGGCACTGTTGAAGCCCAATGAATATTCCAACCATGATGCTTATGATACGTACGATAATATTTCTTCTTATATTTCTTAGTAAGCTCACGAAAATTCCTTATATTACCATCATCATCTATAATCAGATATCTATGATATTCTTTTGTTGTCGTAAAGTAACATCTACCGTACATGTATTCATCTTCAAAATAATTAAACTTATTATAAAATTGTTTATCGTATTTTGTTTTAAAATATGTATACACTTCTTTAGTACCTGTTAGATATCCGAGATATTCCCATGGTAACCATTTATATTTGGCCCATTCGCAATGATATTCAACTACTTTTGTTCTTTGCATATAAATATGGTACTCTCTCATATGTAACTCCTACTATCCTTTATACTTTGGCATATTTACTGTTGTTTTAAAGTATTTAGCAATTGTTGCAATTGTTGCACAAATAATAGGGATCATTGGTTTCGTAAATCTAGTTGTATTAAATATGATATTTAATCCATTGACTAATGTATCTCCTACAAAAAAATTCAGTATACATCCGCCTATATAAGCAAACATAAATGATAATGCTGGACTAATAACAAGTGTAAAAATCGCAAGTAATATTACTGTAAATGCGCCTATTCCTTCTAATGTATTATTGTTTCTGTTCATTTAATTCCTCCGAATCTTTTTCATATTCAACTACAATTACATGTAATCCATATCTTCTGGCAGTATCAATCATATTTTTTGTACCTCGCGATTCACCATCCCAAAATGCGATCAACGTACCAGAGCCTGATTCTGATGCAAATTTTGCCATTTCATTATTACGTCTAGGGCCAGCAGACTTTCCATAAACTCCCCATAACGCTTGAAATCTTATAACGGAGTAACCATTATCAAACGCATAACATTCACCAAGCCTATCTGCACCTTTTGCACCACCACTGATAACTCTAATTTGCTGAGTGTTATTAACTTGATTCTCTTCGATATAATCTGACACAGTTTTCTTAAGCAAACGATAATCATCAAAATCTCGTGAACCGGCTATAATAATATTCATCGCCTCGCTCATTCATCCAGCCTCCATAATTCTACATCATAATCTTTAAGTTCATCTTCAATGATTTTATAAATCACTTCCCAATCAGCTCCTCCTCTTCCACAACCAATCTTATACGGAAGTGCTACTGAGGTTCTACAAAGATCTTTTCCTTCTAATCCATTTTTTTCACGCCATACTCCAAAATGTTGCGAAATATATCTTAAACCATCTCTAAAAGCTTCAAGATCTGTATACTGTTTACCATCATATCCATATTTATTTTGTGCGAATAAAGACAATACAATTTGACCTCTATCTTTCAATAAATATGCATCACACGTTCCGAGCAGTTCTTCCGGCTCGAACTTACAGAATTCACAAAACTTTCTATAGTGTTTATAAATACATTCATCATAATCTCTTAATGCTTTCGCAACTCCAGTGTTCATTTCTCCTTGGCAGTTAACCTGATGAATTATAAAATCTGTCTTTGCATTAACGATATTACCTTCAATAATTTTAATCATAAATCTTTTCCTATAAGTCCTGAAATGTAAACTTCTCGCCACAGGAGCAAATCACTTCTCCAATAGTTCCGATTGATGTTGGTGTAAAGCACCATGTAAGAGATCCGCCTATGCAACCATGCCCCATTGCTCTCTGTTTAGAAGTTTTCAAACCATGTTTCTCAGCATCATGTTTTAATTCCCACTCTCTGATTTTCTCTTGTTCTTTTTCTGAAATTGGAAATCCTCTGTACAGATCCTCTTTCGCTTTTTTCAACTCAGTTTTCATTTTCTGCATTTCAGAATCTTTATAATGCTCATCTTTGAGCTTTTTATTTTCTTCTTCTAAGTATTTAATTCGTTTTTCATAAGTATCTACTTTATCAATAATCCCCTGACAAAGATCTGAAACAGAATCGGAAAAATATGTCTTTTTCATTTTCATCTTAAATTTCCTTTACTAAATATTTCACTGGAACCTTTTTAGTCAGCCAAACTCCATTTTTAGATAAGTAAAATTTGTATCCATCTTTGTACATCTGTTCACTATTGATAGAATAAACAACTTCTTTACCATGTCTTTTGCCGACAGCTTTGGCAGTTTCAACATCTTTTGACAAATGAACATATAAACGACTTTTAGGAATCAGTCCGTTCTGATCAATAGACGCTATATATTTCTCGCCGGTTCCATGATAAAGAATTCTAGGCGGCTCTTTCTCTTCCAGTTCTACATCTACCGGAATTGAATGTCCCTGATTCGCTCTGATCAATGTTTTGTCATCATTGAAAGAATATCGCTGCTTATTGTCAGTCCGTACAATTTCCTCTAAAATTTCTTTGTTGAATCCGGGATTGTTTTTAGCAATGCCCTGAATTAGTTTTTCTACATTCGCCCATCCGTGTTCATTTAAAGTAATATTGATCACTTCAGGTTTATGTCTTAATATAAGACTTATATATCTACTAATACTTTGTAAATTCATTCTCTTTACTCCTCTTTACTCCATAAATGATGAAACGTGTACAGTCACAAAATCGCTATGTGCACGAATATAATCCAAAGTTTTCACTGTATCCTCTACAATTGCAATCTGAGATGGTTTAAGTCCGAGCTTTTGCTGTAGCGTCTGAAGCACAGTAAGTTTTTCTGTCTTTTCTAAAGTGAAATAAATATTATCATCTGGCAGATCATAATTATCTTTGATAAAAGCTCTTTTGCCGGGAATCTCGCTTAAAGGACTCTTTGAACAAGTGTATACTTTATCTACACCTTTTTTCTTGATAAACTCTTGCATTAATTTAATAGGACGTATATATTTATACGGATTCTCACCGGAGGCTACAAGTCTGTCCCATTCATCGTCAGTCATACTATGACTTAACTCAGAAAACTCATATGGAGCAAGTACTCCATCTACATCCATTACAACAATCACATCATCTTTTAATAAATAATCTGTAATTTTACTTATCTTTGTTTTTTTGTTTCCTCCGTTTAATCTTTCTCTAATATCTTCAAATGTTTCTTTATTGCAAGCTTCCCCATCTACAAATACAGTTCTTAATGTTCCATTACCAAATATACTATCATATCCGTCTTCACACTGTAATTCTCCATTGTCATCGTAATATATACAACAACACCCCTTATGAGATTTTTTCAAATGACTCGTATCGGTTTTTGGATCTTTATAGATCATAATTGGCTCGCCATTGACAATTCCATAGGTGGCTTTCATAGCAATACCAAACATATCTCTGGTTACAACAACCATATGTCCATCAGGCTCTATAACTGCTGAGAAGCAAAATGCTCCGACTCCGAATACGATATTGTTTGCAGCAAATCCTTTTCCTTTAAGTTCTTCCCATACCTGCTTTACATTGTTAAGAGTACATCCGTCCCCATAGATAATCCCAATGTGCGGATCAAGTACTTTATATCCTTTGCTATTTACTGTTCCGCCGAATGTATTCCAAAGCTTTTCAATTGTCTTTACAGCAATCTCTACCATGTCTCCAGAATCTGGACGAACCAGAAGCTTTCCATTATGCTGCATAATTTCTTCTTTACAAGCTGGAAGAATATTATCAATCATGTTCCAGTAATCATAAGTGTCAGATACCATACTGAAAGATGCATTAGGATATAGTTCCGTAAGTAGTCTTTTTACAAATGTGATTTCGTCACCGTCTACTACATAATTTGAAGCCATAACTGAATGTTCTGTTGACACAGCGCCAATTCCAATCTTTTCAGCCCAGCAACAAGCATCATAATATGTATCTATATAATCAATAGCAGGAATTGTGCTTGTCTTATCAAATGATAATAACCAAGCAGATGAACATCTCACGGCCTCTTCCATACAAGACATTCCTCTCATACCAAAGTCTGAGCAGGCCATTTCAGGTCTTAAAAAGTCATCACAGGTCATTTTATAGTAGTCATTTGCAAGTTCTCTATACATATGACCAATTGTTGCATGAGCACATGGTTTCCAGAGTTCAACCTGCAGGATACATTCGATCCACTGTACTACCCAGGCAAAATCTGGATGTGTATTTGTAATTTCGATGCATGGGATGCCCATTGGTACTAATGTTCCCTCCGGAATAGCACGTATCCGAATTGGAAGATAACCTAATTTATGAAGTTTCATAATAGGCTCTAGGTCATAATTGTTTCCTAACTGTATATCTATACTGTATTTATATGTACGTTCAACTTCTGCTGCTGTTAATTCAAAAAAGTTTTTATTAAAATAATCAACCAGATACTCTTTAATAAATGCCTGTAAACCAAAGAATACCATTTTGTTTTGATTCTTAAGCATTGATCTTCGTGGGGTCCAATAAGATACTAATTGCTCCAGTCCTTTCGGATAGATTTTATTATGTATCTGTTTATATGTGTCTGAGAGTAAAATTGCCATTGTATTCATTATTTTTCATTCTCCTCTGTATCATCATTCTTATTGTCATTTACAACTTTATCAATCTGATCTGTGATATAATCAACTACATCTTTACCAGTTTTGCCAATTGTTTGAATATTATCTGGTGTGATTTCATTTACAACTGCCATTGTATATATTGTTTCTGTATTAGGTGTCATGATTGTAATAATAGTCATTACAACACATCCGATAATTGATTTGCTAATAGTTTTTCTAAACTTAAATGGTTCGTTATATCCGGCTAATCCGGCAAATAAAGCACCTATAGCAATAGATCCGCATATTCCTGCGATCACTCCAAAAAATGTCACTAGATTATCTGCTCTACTAGCAAAATAAATCAACCAAGGACTAATAATCGATTTCATAGCGCCTCCTTATCTAAATCTCTCAACCAGTTCAATCTTAGGACTTTCCAGATTTGTCAGAATCGTATCTGTCGTATAAATCTTCTCAACCAATCCATTATTTTTCAGAAGTTCTCCTTCATAAATAGTATTCTCACAATGAGTAATATAAAGATAAATCTTACCTACACCGGTCTCTTTCAGCTTTTTAGCACTATAATAAAAAGTACCACCTCTGCTGCAAATGTCATCTACAATAAGAATGTCTTTACCTGGTAATTGATCAATTTCACCAGATAAATCTAAACCTTTAATCTCTCCGGTCTCCCAATCTCTATTCTTAATACCGAAAGCATATGGAAGATGTACTGCTGAAGAATATCGCTTCATGGATCCCGCATCCGGATAAAACATCATAAGGTTATTACTCGCAATCTTCTTAACAGCATCCTCAATCATTCGATTCGGGGATTCTACATGTATTTTATTAAATAATGCGGCAGATACATCAGAATGCGGATCTAAAACTTCTACTTTTCCAAAATGTAATGAATTAATAGTCTGAGCAAAATATTTTAAAGTAAATAATTCGTTCTTATGCTTAACTCGGTCCATACGTGCATCTGGGATATAAGGCATATATAAATTAGGCACTACTCTATGATCCCAACAATATCTAGTAATATATTCAACTGCTGTTAACTCTTCCATTGATTCAAAGAACCATTCAATATTATCTCTGCACCATCCTCCAATAGGAGGAATATCCTTAAATAAGAATGTTCCATCCGGATATTTATCAAGTTTGATTTCTACACCGTTTAATTTAATCATTTAGTTCACCTCAAAATAAAAATATTTTACTTCCCAATCGTCTTTAAATGTATCACGAACAGATAAAGCTATCTTTCCACATTCATTCATATGCGTTATAGCTAAGGTTTTCTGGCACGGGAGTCCTGCAGTTTTTATATCTGCTTGACATCTTTCATGTAATTCTTTTACATTTAACTTCCCATATCTCAAAGTATCCTGATGTGGATTTGGAACATTGGTTAAATCTTCTATGTCCAGATTTATGTCCGGATTAATTTCTTCCTTATTACATTCACTTGGAAATGCACCGGCTCCATGCCGTGTCATATATGTACGTGTTACATAACAAGCTCCTATATTAATCTCATCAGTCCAATTTACAGATTTTATAATTCTGGCAGGATTCTTAATACCAGTATTTGATGGTGTTAAATGCGGAAAATATTCCGTATTATTTTGATCCAAAAGAAGCCCTTGACCATTTTCAAATACTATGGTGTCGTATCCATTAAGTAATTGATCATCATTTACGACATGTACATGCGACATCATAAAATCAAGATCTTCATAGTAATGATCTCGAAGTCCAGGATTTTTTACTGGATGAAATAATTCTTCTTCTTGTGCAGATAACGTAATTCCCATGCTTTTGAACATATTCATATAATACGACCATGACAATATATATGAAGTAATATGTTTTTTATAGCGTTGAATTGTATTATAAATTCCCATTCCGCAGCTTCCGTGTTTATTATTACCGCGGCTTCGCTCAATAATTTGATTTGCCATCATATCAAAAGGATTTGTAATCATGCATTTTTCATGAATGTACACATAAGGTTCCCATCCTAAATTTTTCAATTCTTCCCATTCTTTTCTAAATACCAGAGGATTTAAAATAAAATCCTCCGGTAAATAAGTATCTGCTCCGTTTAATGTTCCAGAGCCGAAATGATGAAAGACATGCCGGGTTCCGTCTGATTTTAATACTGTGTGTCCTCTTTGAGCACCGCCATTTGAACACACAACGATACAGTTATCTGCATTTTTAGTATAATAATCTGTTAATTTGCCCTTACCCTCGTCACCGAAGTTTGCCCCGATGACAATTTTTATATCTTTCATATATGCTCCTTACCAAACAATAGCTCCTGATTCATCTGTCTCTGCCTGAACTAATGGTGTTACTTCTGTGACGTTGTTGTTTTCATTTGCAGAAGTAATAATTTCTACAATTGTATCTGTAATATCATCAAGTTTATTAATTGTACAAAAATGCTTATCATCAAGATATTCTAAAAATGATTTTTTAATTTGCTCTTGGTCATACCCACCACGATGATTTACATTAATATGATAGATATCAAATTTCTCAGCAGTTTCTGTATACAAGTCTTTTGTTTCTACATCAGCCTGAAGTGAATCTCCTGTAGCATTTGATAAGCCACAATAATATGCTGTCCTTGGAAGATAAGGATTAAGTCTCTCATCACCAATTGTGATAATTATTCCTTTTTTACCTCTATTCCAACAATCAAGCTTTGTATGTCTGGCACCAAAATACCATGCAGCAGTGTAAGATTCATAAGAATTACCACCACCACCAAACTCAAAATAAACTTTCTCAAGCTGTTCTGCAATTCGAATATCGGATTCAAACTGAGATGCCTGTATTGGAAACCTATCATATGACAAATCGCCAATACCCATTACCATAAATTCAATATCTTCAACTTGTTCATATAATTTCGTCATAATATTATTAAGTTTTTTAGATATTTCAACAGCTGCCTGCCCCATAGATCCGGTAACATCTAAAGCTAAAATAACTGGAACTGTATTTGGATGTTCTTTACTATCACAACATTCTCTTACAACATTTTTAGGATTGAGTGATGAATCAAGTTCTTTTGATTTAAACATTTCCTGATTAGAATAGTTTGTTGTAACTACTCCTCGTGAATCAGTGTCATATCCTCTTGTTGTTGCATAATTTACAAAACTTGCCGTTGTCCAACTTCCGCTTCCCATAATTATTCTTCCTCCTCTAAATCATCTTCACTATTTTCTGTATCTATATCATCCATGCTAAAATCAAACATACCGTCAAATACATCACCAATACCACCATTCATCATCATAAATGGCATCATAGCACTCATTGGATTACTGTCTGTTCCAGTTCCGGTACCGGCAGCTCCATTCATCATCTGGGACATCATCATATATTTAAAGATTTTATTTGCACTATTCTTATCTTTTCCAAGATTACTTCCGAACATAGATACAATTTTTCCATAGAAATAAGTATTGCCCATAAATACATGGCGTTCCGGCAGGATTGTTTCAACTGTAGAGTCCTCATAATTAATTACAGTGATCTTTGTTTTATCTGCTTCGATGACGCACTTAGGTTTGCCATTTACAAGGATAATATCTCCTTTAGTTACCTTATTTGTAGGAATGACGAAGAAAAAGTTTTCATCTACTCCAGGAAACACGAAATTGCCACAGTTTGTGAGCTTGCCGGATTTAACATTGTAACTCTTATATCCATTAGAGGTTTTTACTGCGATATTACCACTCATAGATAACTTACACATTCCACTACCAATTTTTCCAAACATTCCATTCATAAAATTATTCATCATTTTAATTCCCTCCATTGTTTAATTTAATTTCTATTGATTACATTAATCTGGCAGCTTTCCATTACATCAAGAGCCGCTTTATGCTTTTCCGGTGTTGATCCTGCGCAGCATGATGCATCAACTGTGATTTTTGCCTCTGGATAATAAGTTTTAATCAAAAGAGCGTTCGTAATAACACAGATATCTGTGCATATGCCAATAATTTCAATATCTAATAAAGAACCATCTGTAGTATTAAATATTTCTTCCCAATTCCAGTCATCAAATCCAAAAGTAGATTTACAACACACCATAAAACTATCGAGATTTTTATAATCAAGTTCATCAACAATTTCCCAACCTTTAGTACCATACATACAATGTTCAGGAAGTTTTCTGCCCTCTGAAGTATCTGCGTAATCTGAATGATGAGTATCCTTTGTAAGGATTACATAGTTCTTATTATTCTTATATTCATCAAATTTCTTTTTCACATTTGGTACAATAGCTTGTGCTTCCGGTGTTCCAAGAACTCCTGTCACAAAATCATTCTGCACATCAATTACAATCAGAACTTTCTTCTTCTCTTTTTTCATCTTCATTCTCCCATTCTTTAATTTGCTGTGCTCCATCTTCAACTTGCTGCTTATCATGTCTTGAATAATTATCTGCCGGACCATAAGCACCTTTATGTCGATATGAAGCATGTCCTTTACGAGTATTAGTTTTTACTGCAGTTCCACCCATGCCAAGTCGTCCACTGTGTCCTTTATGTAACATCCCCTCTTTAAAATCAGGATCGTTCAAAGTTTTATATCCATGATACATAAGTTCTCGTTGACTTATTAATTTTTTTCTACGTTCAATATTTCGTAGTCTTTGCTTTCTCAAATACCCTCTGTTACGTTCCGGCATTACTATTCCTCCAGTCTATACAAAATAATTGGTCCACCTTCAATATAGAACGTCGCATTGTAATCTATAAATTCTCTAGCCTCATCTTCTGTCATATCCTCATGGTTAACTAAAGATTCAACCATTTTTTCGTAATCATATATTGCTCTATCATCAGAAGAAATACCAAGAAACGCATCTTCATAAGATGGATTTGTAAAGAATATCGTTCCCTCGTATCCGGCCTCTAACAATAACCGTTCTGTTTTTGATACTTGGTCTTCATATATATTATCTGCATGTGTTTCAATGTCATCATGTAACGTCTCCTCTGGGTAATCTATAAGAGAATCCATAATATAAGAAGAAGTAATCATATTTAAAGCCTTATCTTCTGAAATTTGATATTTTCTTTGTAATACATCTTGCAATCCTTCAATGTATCCCTTAACACTTTCTGTAAGTTCTGACATATCTACCATTATGCAATCCTCACAATCTGTTCATATAGAACTATATCTTTTGTCGTTATTGCTTTATTGTCGTGGTAATGTCCACACAACCAACGCTTATAATCAACATTGCACCTTATTTCTTCAAAATAATTAGTTAACTTATCTGGCTTATATAATCCATGTGATAATAATGCTGCTGTAGAAGAAGCTGTACAATGTGTCAGGATAAAATCTACTTTATTATCATGTTCTGCCAGATTCTTTATACCCTCATCCATCTCTTCTTGATTTGGCATTTCTCGCTCCCACCATGAAATGTGATTGATTCGGTACATTTTATCCGGATCATCTCTCCATTTCCTTACTCTTGGATCGTCAATTTCTAATACTCCATCTGAAATATCATGACTAGCGGCTCCACCAAAAGTAAAGAATTTTAAACCGTCTATATCAAATACCTGTCCCCTCATAAGATGAATTACTGATGGTTTAATAAAATGTACCTTGCCACCATGCCATTCTTCTACTGGATAAGAATTTAATATATCGTAATTCTCATGATTTCCGTCAATAAAGAGCGTTGTGAAATGTTTCTCTTCAAGCCAATTCAGATACCACCTTTGCTGCGGTGAATCTCTCCATATCCCAAAATCTCCAAGAATTATCACATAATCGTCCTTCGACATCTCACGCTGTTCGGGGAAAGAATCCATATTAACTCTATGAATCCAATCCCCATGCGTATCTCCGGTTACCCAAATCATGTCCGTGATCCCCAAATGAAGTAGTTAACACTTAAAATAAATAATGATATTGCAGAAGGCCAATAACCACCCGGAACAACATTATTCAGAACAATACTCATGCATATCCCACTGATAATGAAACACACAATATTTTTTAATATCGTTTTAATCATTATTTCGTTAACTCCTTATACTGATCAAGTAAGGCCGCTAACTCCGGATTCTCAGCCGCATACATTTCATATTTCTTTGTTACATCCATCTGTTTAATCACTGCATCCATATCCTTTTTAAGCTTCTCGGCTTTCTTTCTGTTTTCAACACGCTGGTCATATGCAGATGTATCAACTCTGCAAATAATTTCTGCAGTAATATTTTTAGTGAATCCTGCTTCTGCTTCCGGCACCGTCAAGATTTCTTTAATTGTCATAACATCTTTATTACAACCACTTACTAAAACCTGGTCTCCGGCCTTATATGTATTACCGTCATCAAAAATTGCATAATAGTAGTCTTTCTTACAACAACCGGTTCCTTCTTCAATTACTGCTACTGCATAATATCCTGTTAATTTTGCCATTTGTCCATTCTCCTCTTCTAATTTATATAAATGCGTCAAATATTGTTTTTCTACTTCAAAAATCATAGAATCAGAATTATGTACTGTATATAATTCGCTATTAATGTCCGTGATGATTCCCACAGTTCCCTCAAGGCGTTCGTAACCTTGAGGGAGATTGGTTAATTTTACATAATCGCCAACAATAAATTTTTCTATTTTCCATCTAATCATAGTTTATTTCCCAAATACTGATCTAAGTAATAAGATTACAAGCCAAATTCCTGTAGCAATCAACCAGCTGAAAGCGACCCCGAAACATAATGTGATTAATTTTATAATTCCACATGTTACGATCCAGCTTAAAGCTAATGCCAATAATGACATAATAATAAGTAACATTCCTGTCATATTATTCTCCTTTTACAGTTGCTGTTCCTGATGTTAAATCACCTGCATCAACAATTGTTGCAGCATTTCCACCTTGTACCTTCGGCACATCACCATTCCACTTATCAATCTTCTGTTTCTCAATAAGTTCTGGAGTAAGTGACTCAGCGATCTTTTTATTTGCTTCTGCTTCAGCATCCGCTTTAATTTTTGTGGCTTCTGCCTTACCTTCAGCAGTAATCTTAGCCTGTTCAGCTTCAATAGCAGCTTTCTCTTTATCCTGTTCTGCTGCAATAAGAGCAACTTCTTTATCTTTATCTGCCTGTACTTTTGCAGTCTTAGCTTCAATATTTGCAAGCTCCAGTTCCTGCTGTGCATTTACTTTCTTCTGAATAGCTGCTTGAGTTTCATCATCTGTAGAAATTGAAGTAAAGTTTACAGTGTCAATGATAATTCCATATGGCTCAAATTTCTTTTTCAGATATGTATCAAGAGCCTCGTTCAGTTCTTGACGTTTATCACCAAATACATCTGTTACTGGATACTTAGCAGTCACTTCCTGTGTCCATGCTTTCATTTTAGGTTTAATGAAAGTATTTTTTACACTTTCTCCGGACTGACCTTTAAATCTTGTAAATACACCAGCAACATGTTCCTGATCAAATTTATATGAAAACTCAAGATCTACAAGAAGTTGCTTACCATCTGCAGTAGGAGTTTTAAAGCTTTCATCCTTTGGAGAATCACCCTTATCTTCAGATGTAAGATATGACTGCTCGATACCAACTGAATATAAAGATGTTTTGATTGTTGGAGAAACTAAATGCCATCCCTGAGTAAGCGTATCATCAGAAATTCCTCCATTCATCTCATATTTTACCGCCACGTAACCGGCAGGTACTCTTACCGTACACTTTGCTACGCAAATTAATCCTGCTACAATAATTACTGCTAATCCAATACTACCTAAAAATCCTTTTTTCATTAATCTTTCTTCTCCTTGTTTTGATCTTCTCTATTTATTTCATCTGCTGCATCTTTCCAGATCCTATGTAAGAATCTACCAAATGGATAAAACAATGCAGATAATAGAAACCATAAAATTACTGCTCCAACTAATACTAAAAATATAAATACCGGATTCATATAATTCTCCTTACTACGGTATGCGTTTTCTTACGCATACCGTATAATTAAATTATCATTTATTATTCTGCTGAGTCTGACCGTTCAGAATTTTAACTCCACCGGTAGATTCTACTGTTTTAGCAGCAAGTTCTCTCATCTGAGCATATGCATCGTCAAGTTTCTGCTGTAATTCAACTTTTTCTGCTCTCGCATTAGCCAGATCCTCTGCAAGTCTTTCATTTTTATCTTCCAGAAGCTGTTTCTGATATTCAGCATCTTTCTTAAGTGCTCTGACCTCAAACGCATTTGATTTATCAGCATCGGCTTTACCTTTTTTAATACCTTCCTCTGTTGCTGCTGCAATCAATGTCGGAATCTCTTCTACTTTTGCTTCTAATTCCTTTACATGATCAGCTTTTGCATTCAGTTCTGTTTCTTTCTCAAGAGCCGCTGTTTCTCTAAGTTCCAAAATCTTTTCTCTAGCAGCTTTCTCATCTTCCCACTTATCATTTTCAGCTTTACGACTACGTTTCAGATTATAAGCATATTCATCTTCCTCACGACTACGAGTTAATTTAATTTCATTTTCTCTTGCTTTAGCTTCTGCATTGACAGAAGCAATAATTTCCTGTTTCTGCTGTTTCAATGCCTCAATTTCAGCTTTCAGTGTATCTTTTTTCTCACCCAATTCAGCTTCA